TGTAAATACTTCATCTTCATATAATTTCTCATATCCTAATGAATATGTTAAACAATGAATTAATTCATGATAAAATGTTGCTTCCTTTTGATCTTGTTGTAATGATTTCTTTAATTTGATTATGTTGGTATTTGGATTAAACTCTCCAAAACTGTCTTGTTTATCTACTTTGATTACCTGTTTAACTTTATAAGTTTCTCCAAATATCTGAAATTGTTTAGGAATTGTTACCATTGTTTACCACAGTCATTACAAACATCAATTCCTCCTAAATAACTAGTAGATTGATGTTTACAAATATTATTTTTATAATATTCTTTCATTTTTAAATCTCTACTATCACCAATAATAATCATATTGGTATAATCATTATTTCTTGACCATATTTTTTGGTTTTCTATAAGTTCTTCATATTCCTTCTGTGTCATTACCATCTCTTCAATCCTGTTATATAAACTGGTTTTATTAGTTTCTCTATATCTTCAAATTTATGATTAAGTCTATAATAAGAATTATCTCCATTATTCTCTTTGACAATACACCATTTTTTACTAGGAACTCCTTTAGCATTTAAATAATGTTCTACTAATAATCCATTAGTTTCAAACATCTTTTTATATTCTACATTCCTTTTTATTAACTTTTGTATTCCTTTTTTGTCTGTTTTATAAACATCTGTTAAAACTTTAAACACTTGTATTGGCATAATTTGAATTATTATATTCTGAAGTTTTAATATACATAACTGATACTGGATCAATAAGACTTTCAAATGATTCTACTTTTACATATTCATATTTATCATCTATTCTCTTTATTAGAGATTTAGCAATATTAAAAATTTCTATTGCTAATGAAGGATTAAACTTTAAAAAGTTTGAAAACGTATAATCATAATTAACTTCTAGTTTTGATACTCCAGTTACTCTTAATTTAGTTTCCATATATGTTACCATTTTTTTAAAGGACATTCAGATCCTGATCTTGCTTTTAATTTAAGAGCACATCCACAACCCTTAATTCCATTATGTTCTTTCTTTTTACTACAAACTCCTTCATCTCTTAAAGGACAATTAAAACATTTATTAAGTCTTTCTTTTGCTTTAATTTCTATTTGTTCATCTTTAAATATAAAATTAACAAATCCTTCAAAGATTTCCTGTGACTGTTTTATTAGACTCATTTAACATCTTCCTTTTAATTTCATATTCAGCTTTTGTTGGTGGTTTCTTCTTTCTAGCAAACTTACCTAAATATATAATTTTTATTGTTTTATTACTATAATCTTGTAATTCATCTTTTATTAGGTTCCATTGTGATCTTGAAACTTCTTCTATTATATTTTTATCTATTCCTAACTTATTTGAAACTGTTTTAGATATATCATCTATTTTAACTTTCATTTAATTTTTCTGTTCCTTTAAATTTAAAGTTTTAACTTTTAATTCTTTCATTTCCACATCTTTAACTATTTTATAACTAAACTCTGGGTGAATCTCTGATAGTCTATTTAGATTAAAATTTAATTCTTCTTCTAATAGATCTAAATCTTCTAGGTCATTTAATACTATAATTGATTCTCTTAAACTAATTGACATTAAATTTAAAGTGTAATTCACCATCTTCTACCACTTTTAATATTTGATTATTAATAGTGAGTTCATTGTGAGAGTTAAGTATTAGTATATTTTTATCTTTTAACTTCTTAATATAGTTATTGGTGTTAGCTATTGACTTATCTCCAATTAAATCTCTAATTTGCTTTCTAGTTTCTTTTGTTATTGATTTTATATCATTATCTAACATTTTAACTATTATATCTAATTCAAAATTAGACATCTTTAAAAAACAATTAACTACTTTCAATATACCTAAGTGATAATTTTCCTTTTTTGTATTTATATTATATTCCATTTTCTTGTAATTCTTCTAAATTTATCCAAGAATCTAAATCTACTCCACCTATTTTTAATTTATATTGATCTAGAATTAATTCTTTATCTAATTCATTAAAGTTCATATTATTATATATATGATGTGGTGTACTTTCAACATATTTTTTAATAATCTCCAATTCCTTGTTCTTCATCTCTTTCAATTCCTAGTTTCTTTCTTATTTTTTCTAATCTTTTAACATTTAAATCATCATAGTTGATATATGATTCTTCTAAGAATGGATCTATATCTAATTTATATTTAAGTCTTTTAACTCCTTCTTTTAATATAATATCACCATTAGTATGAATAGCTTCTATTTCATCGTTAAAATAATGTTTACTTAATGTTTTTAATCTTTCTTGCATTCTTTTTTATTTTTAATTCTTTCTACTATTGAGTTAGCAACTCTCCATTCTCTTTCATTCATCATATCATTCCAAAATTCAGGTCTTTCACTTGGATAATTCCATTTATTCTCAAAGTTTTCTCTTGAATTAGATTCTCCTTCTAAGAATTCATTATTATTTTGTGCTGTGTCCATGTTCAATTATACTTCCTGTTACTTTATAACTCTTTCTCATAATGCTTAATTCATTACTTAGTAATATCTGTGACTCATGAATTTTATTTGAATGATTTGCATATTTAGATATGAATCTTCCTTTTTTATCTCTTAATTTCATGATACAAATATCTGAAGATTAATTTATTTCTACAACTTATTATTAATATATTATTAAAAGAAAGAAAATAAAAAGTTTAAGCTACAAGAAATATGTAACTCTTTAAGTTTTAAAAATGGTTATAATCGCTATTATGTTAGTTTACTGGTTATATTAGTTTCCATGTATTTTTAAATATTTAGGAAATCTAATAACATTCAACAGATGATCTTCGCCTTACACTCTGGTGTCATCTCTAAACTTATTTTAATAACTTCTTTGGAAATCCTACAACTTTCTAATTTCTTAGTTTTAAACTTGGGCCAAAGAAGGGTTAATCAAATTATAATATGTAAAGATACAAAATATATTTCACATTTACAACTTATATTTGATTTATTATATTCTTCCTTCTGTATCTACTTGAATATTAAAGTGTTTCCTCTTATCCAAACATACTATTATTTCTTCAAATTCTTTAAGAGTTATATTAATAAGTGACTTAGGTTTACAATATCTACCTTTAGAGTCTCTAAATTTATTAGATTCTCTAATGTGGTGCATTAAACCTTTTCCTAATTTTAGTTCATTATTTTCCATTTTTATTATTTATTAGACTGTAAATATAATATAAATTATTATAATATGAAACTTATTTTATAAAATTTTAAAAATTTTATAGATTTCTAAAACTTATTTTTTATAATTTTTTTAAAAATCTTAGTGTAAGTAGGGACTTGAACCACCTCTAATCCAACCCCCCATTAGTTTTAGGAAGGAAAATGGTTTTCTTTTCATCTGAATAGTGATTGACTATTTCAAAGATATTTATTCTTAATCTTATAAATTATGAAAACTTTTATTATAGCATCTTCTAATCCTAACTCTAAAGAAGGATTTGTTACTAAACTACAGTGTGAAACAACTATTAAAACTCCATTTGGAGATAAGGTTAAGAAAGAAACATATTATGTGTCTGGTTCTAAACAAATGACTGTTGATTCATCTGTTGATGTTGATATGTCTATGTTTACTATTGGAATGCATGAGATGGTTAATCCTTCTACATCTGAAGTATTTATGGCTAAGTGGTTACATTTAGCTTAATTTATTGGACTAATCCTTAATTGGGTTAGTCCTTATTATTAATCTTAATTCTATTTAATGACTAAAAAAGAGTTAATGCAATTAATTAGAGATAATCTTGATTTATTGCAATCAGTTGATAATCTATCTGAAGTAAAAGATTATATTGATAATCATCCATCTAATGAAGGATATATTATTATTGTTCCACCAAAATCTTAATATTATGAGATTCACAGATCAAACAGGACATTTAGTTGTTCTTATTTTAGCAGCCTTATTTATGGCATTAATCATTGTAATTTAATCCTTAATAACAAATAATGAATAAACACAACAATAATACTTATGTTGATCCAAGATTAACAGGTAGAGTACAAAACAGTGAACCATCAATAGTTAAATTAATGGAATCTACTGGTTTAGGTAGAGAGGAAATCCTAAACAAATTAGGACTTGTTCAACCACCTATAACACCATCAAATGAACCATTCAGAAGTTCTAGAGCATCTATTAAACAAATAAAGAGAATTACAACTATTGTTGATGATAGTTTAATTCAAGCATTTGCCAATTGGTCTAATTATAAACCTAATTGGGGTGGATTTATATTTAATGGTGTTAAAATCTAATGACTATCATCAAGATAGTTCCATGTGATTACTATATTAGTAGCATTTGGAGGCACTGTGAAGTGCTTAGAAATATCAGAAATAATAATACATACACTATTCTGTCATTAAATTAATGTTTGAGCAAGAGATATTGTCTTTACTAGAACTAGGTTTTACTAGAGAACAAGCAATTCAAGAGCTAAATCTTGAACTCAATGAATTAATGGAATATTAAACTTATTGAGAATATATTATTTAAAGATGGTTTTTGGGTTGTGATTGACTCTATATGTTTTCAACTTTATTTAATATATTCTCATTCTTATTCTCCAACAAATCAATTTATTATGAAAGAAATAACAAATGAACAGAAAATAGCTATTCTTCAAGCTGCTTTAGAATTGATTAAAAGTCATAACAAGTATAATCTCTGTGAAACAATTAGAATGTTAACAGAGAATAAAACTGGATTGATATATGATTCTACAGAAATTAGAGTTATATTCAATTTAAATGATTATAAACCAGTTGATAGAGTTAGAATGGAAGAATGGTGGTCTTTAGATGCTGAAGGTCAGCAACAAAGAATTAATGTAATTGAATTATTAATCTTTAAACTTAAAAATCTATGAAAAAACTATGGATTATAATAGCAGGAATAGACTTAATTATCAGTTTGATAGTTTTAGCCTTTAGTGAGTTATATGTTTATAACCCTAAGAAATCTAATAAATATATTCCATTAAAAGTTGAATATCATTTAATTAATCATGATGTTAATGATCCTAATACTGTTTCAGGTAGGCTTAATTTACATTATGGTATTAAAGTTAATGATTTGTTAGAATTAAAATATATTAATGATACTTTATGTTTAAGTGGAATTAATCTATTTAAATCAGATTCTAATGCAACTATTTGTAAAGTAATAGAATATAGAGAATAAATAATACTTGGTGTGGGGAGTGAACATTAGACTAGTAATGGAGGATTGAACGAGATTCTAACCATTATTAGTCTAATTAGTATTAATCTATAAAAACTAAAACATATGAATGTAGAACAACTAATAATAGGTAAACATTATATCTATACAAATCATAATAATGAAGAAGTTCATGTTGAATATATTGGTGTAGTATCTGATGGATTAACATTCTATAAGTTTAGATGTTATGAAACTGATAGTATTACAACATATTCTCTATTTGATTTTGAAGTTGTAAATTGTATTAAAGAATTATAATTAATTATGTTGTACTGTCACTTAAATGTGCTGTTCTCACAATAGCTACTTAAAGGCTATTATTTTATTAATCTAATATTTAAACAAATGGCAACAAAACAAACAATAATTAATTCTTTAACACCAGTGATAGTTATATTATTTCTATTTACTAGTGTAGTTTTATTAATTAATAGTAAGGCTGATAAGCCTAAATTAAAGACATTATCATTACCAGAAGAATTTATGGAAATAACTAAAGGTGATACTTTAGGTGTTTATGAATCTAATGATACTGTTTATTTAGAGTTTTATAGAGGAGATATAAGATCTAATAGTAAATATAAACTTCTAATAGCTAATTAATATGTGCTTTTATATAAGAAATAACATAGAATCAGCTACATTATGGGTAGCTAAACAAGATATAACTTGTTATAAAATATTAGATAGAGAATTAATTTCTCCTTATCAAAGATTTAAATATGAATATAATAAGTTATACAAAGTTAAAATAGGAAGATTAGTTCATATGTCTAGTGCAAATAATACTAAAAATGGAATAATATTACATCCTTTCTATGGTAGTAGCATGTCAATATTTTATATTAATAAAGGATTACATTCTTATTCATCTAAAGATGAAGCCAAATCATATGAAAGTGATTTTGTATATAAAGCTATTATTCCTAAAGGATCAGAGTTTTATTATGATAATTTTTGTAAGGAATATGTTTCTAATCAATTAATAATTAAAAAACTAATTAAATGAACACATTTAAAATAATAACAGCTTCATTTATATTGACATTATTTGATGTAATTAATTGGTTTAAAACTAATTGGTTTCTAATAGTGTTATGGACTATGTTTCTAATAATAGTAGTATTTAATATTATTTATATTTATATTAGAATATATGGTAACATTAGATAATATATTAGTAGACTTAGTTACAATTCTATTTGTATTATGTCTAATACATGAATTAATCTTTAAATTTTATAATAAATGAATGCAGATCAAATGATTAAGGGTGAGTATTATTCATTAAATGATGGAGAATATGTCTTTAAATTTAAACATATTAAAGATGGAAGAGTTTTTATTATGGATAATTATTTATGGAGAAATGTCTTGCAGACAAATCAAACTCTAAATAATGAATTATGTTTATGTGATTTTAATAATAAAGATATTAGAAAGGCCACACTAAATGAAATTAGAATGTTAAATCCTAATTATAATATTAGAAGAGTTATTCAAATCTATTAACAGAGGGGAGTAGTTAGTTGATAATCAAATAGTTATATGATTAAAGGAGGACATTAAGTGGTGTAATAACTTGTGTGTGCTTAATAACCTGAGATATTAGTATATAATTGTTTGATTGTCAATTAATTAGATTGATTTAGTTGAAGTAATAGTTTAATATTGAGATTTGTCACAGAATTGTCATGTTCTTAGTTAGACTAGTGATGTAGGTCATATAATCTATTTTCTCTATTAGCGAAATTTTCTCTAAAATCATAATAATTATCCAAAACTATAGCTTTTTATTCATTACAATTATAATAATCCTTATTATATTATTAACTTAATATATAAACTAACATGTCAATTATATTAGAATTAACAGATAAAATACCATTTGGTAAATTTAAAGGTTTATCAATTGAAGCATTATTAGATGATAATGTATATTTTATATCATCTCAACATAAATATTTAAATTGGTTTAATAAAACAGTTACAACTCATCAGTTTTCAGATGAAGTTAAACTATTATTAAAACTTAAATTAAAAGAAATAGCTGATGAAGCAATAGAAGCTGAAAGAGCTTGGAATCAAAGACAATGGGAATTATCTCAACCACCTTATTCTAATAAATCATCAAACAAAAGATCATCCTCATATACTAATGAAAATTCATGGCAATCTGGAATAAATGAAAGCTATCAAGAAGTTGGAATGAATTTGGGTGATATGGGTTATGATGGTGATGGGTGGTAATTGAAGCTTCAGATGAATTAGTAATTAATAATATTAATAATTAAAAATAAATGAAGAAAATTATATTTATGTTCATGATTGCATTAGTTGTAACATCATGTCAAGAACCAACAATAATAAAACAAGATAAATTACCTATTTTAGTAGATAAAATAAAAGATGAAGCTAAATTTGATACAGTATTAACAATATCTGATAATAACAAAGTATATTTGTTTGAAACTAAACAAAATGAATATATTGGTGAATATTATAAAGAAACTGATGATATTGGTTTTGGTATATTTATTGGTATAGTAATAGGATTATTTATTGTATTACTATTATTTGCTGCATTTTATGATTAAATAAACTAAAACAAATGATAAAATCAATAATATCAACAATAATAACATTTTTGTTATTTCAATTTTCTCCGTTATATTGTAGATGGATACAAAAAACTTTTAATTATGATAGAGATGAAATGTTTTTAATTTTTATATCTTTAGCAATAATAATTATAGGTTCTATAATAAATACAATAGTTTCATGGGCCTTTTATATAGATAAAAAATTATAATATGAAAATCAAACAAACAATTTATCCAGATTTAATATTTACTTGTTTCAATGATTGGATGAGATATATTAGATTAACTAATAGAAAATAAAGAAATTAGACTATCTGCTGAAGATATTTTTGCAACCTTTTTGATGTTTTCTGCATCTTATATATATGAAAAAAATATACATTTATTGTTTAAAAGACCCAAATGGGTTAATTAGATATATTGGTAAAACAACCAATATAAAAAGAAGATTATATGGGCACATATATGAAGCAAAAAAATCAAAAGGAAAAAGATATGTTTTAAATTGGATAATCAATTTAATAAATTCTGGATTACTTCCAATTATAGAAGTTATAGAAATTTGTAATGAAAGTAATTGGCAAGAAAAAGAAATTTATTGGATTGATTTTTACAGAAAAATTATTCCTAATCTTTGTAATAATTCTGATGGTGGATTAGGAGGAAGTGGAATAAAAAATTATTCTAAAGAAGAAATTATTAGAAGAAAATCATTAATGAGTAGGCAGTTTTCTAAATTTTCAAATGAAGAAAAGTTAAATATTTGGAAATTAATAAAAGAAAATAAATCCACTGAAGATATTAAATTATTCTATCCAACCTATAGTAGACAAATTCATTTTGGTGTTAAAAATGGAAGACAATGGAATGAAATAACTAATTTGATTAAAGTTAAAGGGAAATCAAAAAGAAAGGGTTATACTTATAATAAAGGATTGTTTATAATTAGAAAAAAGACAAATGGAAAAAGTAATGTTTTATTTTCTTCAAAAGTTGAAGAAAAAGTATTAAAATACTTAGAAATGGACAGATAGTCTATACTTACATACCAAGGCTCATAACACTTTAAGGTGGTAACTCTGGAGTAATAGATATACGCTTAAAAATACTAGTTTGGATAAGTGTACATTATTACGAGATAGAGAAAAATAAACTTTACAACTTTGAGCCGCGGTGCCATATTACAGGCTAAACATTGATCCTGATGTAAATTAATCTGGGACAATCAGATAGAGGTGCTAGAATAATTTCTCTTAATTGAGGCTTATAAAAGCTTAAAACTGCCAGTAGTGATACTGAATAAAGAATTGATTATATATCAATAGAATAACTCTAATTTACATAAAGATACTAATAGAAATATTAGATGTGTTGTTCCCTTGAGAAAGGGATTATTAACCCAAGAGAGAGAAGGTTATGCTCTACAACACAAATGAGCTCACTACTTACCTGTAAGGTGGAGTAGTTTTTATTTAAAAAAGTAAAAAATGGAACAATGGAAAGATGTCCCAAACTATGAAAACTTATATCAAATAAGCAATTTTGGCAATGCAAGAAGTTTAGACAGATGTTCTAAAAACAAGGTTTTATTAAAAGGCAAACCAATTAAATTAAACGCAGATAAATTTGGATATTTTAGATTTACAGTAACTAAAGGAAATTCAAGTAAAACATTAAGAATACATAGGTTAGTTGGAGAATTATTCATACCTAACCCTTTTAATTTGCCTCAATTAAATCATAAAAATGGGAATAAAGAAGATAATTGTAAAGATAATTTAGAATGGTGTTCTGATTCAGATAACAAGAAACATGCTTATAGTATTGGTTTAATGAAATCAGGTAATCAATATAGTAAAAATAAAACTAGAGCTAATTTGCCTAGATATTGTTAATTATTTCTAGCTTTTCAAAGAAGCAGCTTATAATTAATCTGAAAAGCTACAACTATTAAAGTTAAGTATTTATACTAAACAATGTGATTTAGAGGAAAATAGTAGCATTATAAGTAGATTTGATGACACTGGTAGTTAAGTTAGAACAAAATATACAGTGAAGTTGAAAGTCTTGTTCTACACCAGTGTAAAAACCATAGAAATGATAAACAAATGAAAACAATTAAAAACTTATTAAATTGTATATTTATATTATTATTTGTTATAATAGCTTCATTTTTAATTACTTCTGATATTAACAAAGAACAAGCTAAATCAAAAATAATAGAAATACCTTTTATAAAATGTTACAAATATGGATATAACTAAAATAAGATATTTAAAAGCAATAGAAAATTATAATGGTTATATTATGAAGAATGTTATATATCAATCTTATAATATTGGTATAGTAATTAATAATTCATTAGGTAATCTTAATTATAGAATTAATCAGAATCTTTACTTTATCAATGAAAGGGAAGAAGAATATTTTATTGAAGTTACTGAAAAAGAATATAAAAATCAATTTAAGAAAATAATACAAATCTATTAAAACTAAAAACTATGATATTAATTACATCAAAAAGACCTAGAATTATTATTCAAAATAAAATTCTATTAGCTTCTTCTACAGGATATAGAGGAAATACAATTAATCAAAACAGAGCATTTAATAGAGCTAATAACTTAGCTATTGGAGTTATTAATGCTTTTAATAAGAAGTAACAATGAAGAAACAAATAATAAAGTTTATTGGTGATATTATTTATATTAGATATTATAAAGAAGCAAAATATTGTAATAAATTATTAGTAATTGGATTTCTAAGAGGTATATTTGGATTTAAACTATTTTATTATATAGATTTATGAAATTATATGCTAAATGTATAAACAAAGATAATAAAGATTTAACTATTGGTAAAACATATGAATATTTTATTAAAGAAAATAATAATTATAGTTGGATAGAAAACGATGGAATAGAAAATGGGTATTCAAATAGTGGTAATAGTTTGGGTTTTTCTAAGATGAAATTTTTAGAATTTTTTAAACCAATTAAATCAATTAAACCAATTAAAAGAGTAATACAAATTTATTAAGAATTTTAAATTAAATAATAACAATTAAAAACAAAAAACAATTATGGCAAAAACAGTAAAAGCAACAAATGAAGTAGCATTATCAGGACAATTTAATATTACTGAAGAAGGAATTCCAGCAATGTTAAAACAAATTACTGAAAGAATTTCTCAATTAACAGGCAGTAAAGAGAAAAAATCAAGACTTAGTGGTCAATTAATGGGAGAAACTCTTTCAGAAGTTAAAGATGTTAATAAACTTCAAGAATTATATGCTTATATTACAAAAAAAGGTGCAGCAATTGAAGAAAATAGAGATAAATTTCTTGCTGTATCTCCAATACAATTGAAAGAGTATATAGAAGAAGGTGGAACTGTTGCTGAATGGCAAGAAGCTATTTTAGAACAATATGCTAATGTAACTCATGAAGAAGAATTACAGAAATTAAAGAAAACTAAAATAGCTTTAGAAGAATGTCTTTCTGAAGAAGCTAAAAAGAAAGCAAGATTAGAAAGTATTGGTGTTACATTAAAAGAAATTTTAAATAAATAATTATTAATTAATATAAGAGAATGTAGAAATATATTCTCTTATATTTTATATTATTATAATGACAAAAACAGAATTATTATTAGAAGCTAAAAGAAGGTATCCAGTAAATACTATTGTAAAGTCATTAGTAAAAACTGTAGAATATATTCAACCTATTACACACAAAGTTAATTTGAATCTTAAAGAAGAGATTTGGTTTGAATCTTGTAATGGTAAATATAATATTAAGGTTTATAGTAATGGTGAATGGGCTAAAATAATATCAAAACTAAAGAAAATAATTCAGATTTACTAATTTAAACGTCTTGTGCTCAACTTAAATGTTGTGTTCTCAAAATCAATAGGTAAAGTTGATTTATATACAATAACCTTAATAATATTACAATTTGATTGCTATATTGTTTTGGTTATTGTATTTTTATTAATATTTAATAATTAATTAATGAAAATATTAGAAAAATGGTATATTAAAATAGGAAAAAGAGATGCAAACCATCCTGTTATTAAATATTTAAATGATAAATATGGAACAAGGTGGGATGGTAGTGCTAAGTATTATGCTGATTTAGGAAATAGATCAGATTGTTATAGTCATGAAAATGGGTATTTTTGGGATGCTCAATTAAATAATAAAGAAATATCTTTAGATTATTTTAAAGCATTTATATTAAATAAAAAGAGTAATAAAATAATTCAAATATATTAACTATGAATGAAGAAATAATAACATTAAATGGTGTCAATTTCAAAATTGATGAAAATAGTAATTTAATAGCTTTCAAAGAATCTAAGAAATCAAAATTATTAAAAAGAAGACAAGAATTATATTCTTGGAATTGGTTTTATATGAATTCTAAA